CCTGTAACTTTACTCTATCATCTTTTCTATCTTCTCTCCCCGCTTCTCTCTGCGTTACCTGCTGCGCTTCCATTTGCCTTAGCTGCATGTTATATTCAAACTCTTGAGCCATTAAATCTTTCTTAAGCTCAGCTTCAAGCTGTAACTTATTAGCCTCTAACTCAGCTCTCTGCGTATCACTTTGTAATTTTAAAGAGCTTATAGCATTTTGTTTTTGAACCTCAGCCTGAGCAGCAACTTGTTGCGCTTGTGCGTTAGCTTGAGCTTGCTGTTGTATATTGGCTTGAGCTAACTCTTGATCTTTTTTAATCTTATTTTTACGCCTTACTTTTAATAACTGATTTGCTAGTTTTAAGTTTTTAACTTCTCTAATATCAATAGCATCCTCAAGTTCAATGTTATTTGCTTGTAAAGCCATTTGTATATTGTTTTCAAGCAATTGTTTTTCTTCTTCATCAGGTGCTAAGGTTAAAAATATACCAAAATCATACAGGTGTAACTCACTTAGTTCTACTAACGTTGCTACATTGTGAGCGCCTACTGCTTGTATAAAAGCATCTCTTGTTGGTGAATATTCTATTACATCAGATATTCTTAATGATAAATTTTCAGCCGTTTCAATTGTTAGATATAAACCGCCTTGTAATATATGTCTTGTGGCTACGTTTGAATTAGCAGCAGCAAGTTTTTGTATACCAACTAAAGCATTTTTATCTGGTGTGCTGGCGTCTCTTGCTTCGTTTAAACCAGTTACATCCCTTATCATTTGTAAATAATAATTGTATGTAGTGATTAAACTTTGTAACTTGTTACCACCACTTCCACTTTGTATTTCTTGTATAGGAACTTTACCAGGATTAGGATCGCCTTCTTGCGTTAATGATCTACCTATGATACTACCAGTTTGGAAGAACATGTTTAGCGCTTCTTGTGGGTTGTAGTTTGTACCGTTACCTAAATCAACCTCAGCTAAACCGTCAGCATCAAGATACACACCGTCAGGTACTAACCTTGACATCACCTGTTGTAACTTTAAGTGAGTTAACTGTATCATATCAGCAAAACCAGTAATTCTACTAACTAAAGATTCTATTTTACCTTTGTAAATTCTTGGCGCGTGTATAGCATAGTTCATTTTAACCTTAGTATAATCACTCTTTGGTCTCAACATGTTTTCAGCTAAGTTCCACTTTAATAATTTTTTTGTACCTAATACTAAAGCTCCTTCGTATAAAACTTCTAGTGAGTTAGATAATTTTTCAAAAGGTACTTCACCAACAGCATTAAATGTATCATCTTTTTCTATTGCTTTATATCCTCCACTTCCTGTTTGTTTTAATTTGTAAACTTCATTGTTGTAGGTTTTATAATTAAAATATAGTACCTGTGCAATATTATTATCAACATTATTATCGTTGTATGACGAGCTATATCTATTTGCCGCATATGCGTTTTGATGTGGTTGATCTTCTATTTCTAATAAATCCTCATTTGTTAATTGTGGAAATTGTTTTTTTAATTCGTTTATAGGTATGTTTTTTACTTCACCAACATAATATATATCATCAAAATATGGAGACTCTGTATATGAATAAACCATATTAGCAGGATCAACGTAGTCAATAGTGATACCTGATGAAGTGTCAAAGTTGTTTTTAACAGCTGCTATGCCTAATACAGTTAAGTCATAGTATAACCTTTTAGATGTATTGTCATATTTATTGCCGTCAAACAAAACACTTAATGCTTGTTCTTCTGCTATTTCAATACCTTGTTTATAACTAAGCTGCATGTGAACTTGTAATTCTTCTTCAGAACCTGGTAAATCTTCTTGATCATTTTCATATAAGTTAACACCTAAAGTCTGAAAAGCCTGATCATTTATTCCCCTTGTTTGCATATCTCGCAATAAAGAATCCATATACTCAGTTCTTTTTTGAACACCAAATGGATCTTGAGAATAGGCTTTTAAATCGTAACCTCTTTCAGCTATGCCGTTTACAACAATATCTACAAACTTTGGAATTATAGGAACTGGTGTCCAGTCTAAGTTTAGATATGATAAATCACCGTTAATAGATAACTCATCTTTATACTTTTGAACTGATTGTTCGCCTCTTGCGTATAATCTTAATTTATGAAAATCTTGTTGATTTAAACTAAATCTATTTGAGTTAAAGTCTTTACCAAACCATTCAGCTTCAATCGCTTGACCTACTTTTAATCCGTACTCGTAGCTGTTCTTTTCTTGATCACTGACTACTTGACTTGGAAAATAATTTTGTGCACTTTTTGTGTTCATCTTTTATTTTATTATTTGTGAAGCAAAACCTTCGTTATTATACTTTGAAAAACTTAAGTCTACTTTTGCTTTTTGAATCTTTTTATTCGGCTGATAAAGGTGTCTATTACATGCCATAATAGCAAGCCCGCTGCTAATAGTAGCATCAAACTTAGTACGCTTAGTAATATCAAACCTCGACCAATCATTTAGTGTTTTGTTAAAATACATGTTACCACAACCTCCATCTGACTTTAAACCTACATTTTGTTGTATGTAAGTTTCAATAGCTGCCGCGTGAGCTTGCTTTATATCTTCACTAGAGTTTGGTATACCACCTATTTCCTTTTCAGTGGTTGATAGTTTATTCCAAACTTTATCTGGCCTATTCATTGAATACCTCTATAACCACGTCTTCTTAAATGATACAATAAACGTGGCTTGTTATTCTCTGCAAGTATTGGCATACCATAAAATACTAATGCCATCAAAACATCTTCAAAAAATATTTCAGCAGTTGCTGGCCTTGCCACGTACTCTAAAAAGAATTGACTAGGAGGCGCGTCCTCCATACTAAACTTTGTTAATCCATGTAAAGCACCATTAGATCCTAATCCATCTACAGTGCCTGATATATCATAACTATCACAACCAAAAGCACCCATGTGTTCATTGCCTGGATATTTAGTACCGTTTTTATCAATTACTTTATTTTGCAGGTGTGACGGTGGTACCCAGCTAACTTTAAATCTACCGCCTGGATCGGGATAAAATTGTACGTTTGAATCTTTTACTCCGTTAACCCACTGAAAATTACCCGTAGATACACCTTGATTTGTTTCTTCGTTGTAATCTATTTGCTCGTATATTTTTACTAGATTAAATATACTATTTTTAGTTTCATCTCTAAACGCGTGTTCTTCAGATCTTGGAAACTGCCTGTAAAACTCGTTTAACGCATCTTGATCATTTTTTAAACCATCTGCTTCATTTTGCCAGTGATCTATAACGCCAGTATCAATAATGTCATCGTGTGGGCCGTGGATCTCGTTATCTGGTGTATCAAACACAGGTAAGCCATACTCATCCATAAATCCTTCATAGTTCCACTCCATTGGTATAAAAAATGAATATAGTCCTGAAGCTGTTTGGCCATTTTTATTTCTTTTAGTTACGTCAGAGTTATAATATAATTTCTTAAAATTATCACCACCTTTGTCTAGTGCATTACAGGTTGAACCCATCATACACTTACCTATAATTCTACTACCTAGTCTTAGAGTTGTTTTTGTTACCCTCCAGTTATTTAATATATTATCTGGTCTTTCCCACTTGCCTGATTCATCATGTGCAAGAAGCTTTAGTTTCTCACCGTCATATGAATTATCACCGGTGTTTTTCCAATCGATAGTCGTATCAAGACCGGTAAGTTCTTCTGGTTGATCGCTGGCAGCAACGGTAAGCTTTCTTCTTGTAAGCTTAGACGCTGGTACTCTGTACGCCAACTCTGTCTTCGGTCTATCCATTCCATCTTGTATAGGTTTGAAAAAGAAAGGATAGTTGACTGATATTGGTACAACTTTGTCTGTGAACATCTTTTTAGCATCGGCACCAGACTTAGATAATATACCGAATCTTGCGTCTGATGATATTGTGGCAAGGTTAACGATTTCACCTGAGGCCATAAATGAAAAACCAGATCGTCTGTTTTTAAGGTAACACATGCCGTAGCATCTTGTGTCTGCTTTACAGGCTTCCCAAAAAATAAAGAATAATCTATTTGCTTCTCTAAAGTCAGGGTGTCCGACATCAATCTTTGACCATTGGAGATACATATAATGGGTACCAGTAATATAAGTAGGAACACCTTTATTGTAAAACCAAAACCCCTCTTCTCTTCTTTTAAATTCATCCTCTATATAATCAATGTATTTATTTTTAAACTCATTAGGATACTCTCTCCAATCAAATATTGATTTTATCTTATTGAGTTCTTTTGGGTATGGCATTACTTGCCATTTATTTTTTTCAAACTTATGTACAACCTTTGGTACTTTTGGTAACGCTATTTGAAAGTTTTGTATTTCAATGATATCACCTATCATACCTGTTTTAGATATAACAACAATATCGTGCTCTTTGTTATATCCGTATTTCCACTTTTTACTTTTGTTTAGCCTATTAACTGTTGTTAACTTAATTGGCTGAACAACTTTATATAATGTTTGTTCGTACATTACTTAGATCTTCTTTCAGCAAAACCACCAAATGATTCTTGCTTAGTTTCTTTTACTACACCATCAAGCATATTTTGTTCGTCCTGTATTTTGTTTAATATTTCAAACGCGTCAAATATAGCTAGCTTCTTAGTTGCTGCGGCATTTTTTAATCTATCAGCTGATACATCTTCTTCTGTATCTACAATTTCTTCTTTAGCAACTTTAATTAATTCATCAACAGCCTTATAACCAGCTTGGATTATATTCTTCTTCTTGTCCTTGATATTCATATTTAATTGTAATTGAATTAGTTAATACTCTATAT